ATGCTTATACATGAAAAAATTAGAGATGAAGTAATTGAAAGATTAAAACCTACTCTTTCAAGTCAAGTTAAACGTTTTTATAGCGGCCGCATACTTGGGTTAAATCCTTCTGAACAATGTCCTGCTATTTCCGTTTATTTAGAAGATATTAGTTTAGATCAAACTTGTCTTTGTGATAGTGAATTAAATGCAACACTCAATATTGCTATTTATTTAAAACCTCACTCTGGCGAAGATGAATTAGATAATATTGCAGAGTTAATTCGAAATACTATTTATAACAGTGAATTAAAATCTGTTCTTAATATTTCATTAAAGAGTTATGACTATAACTATGATGAAGAGCAAGCTGCATGGATTTCATCAGTTCTTCAGTTTGATATCAACTATGATGAATAAGGACTAATTATGCTTAAAAAATTAATCGAGTTACGCCAACAAAAGGCAGAAAAAGTCGCAGAAATGCGTGCAATGCTTGATAAAGCAGAAAAAGAAAATCGTTCATTGGATGAAACTGAATCAGTAGATTTTGATAAATTGAAAGATTTAGTGAAACAATTGAGTGATGAAATCAGTAAATACGAAACCGTAGCAGATGAAGAACGTAATCTTGGTGCGCAATCTAAATCATTAGAAACCCGCAGCACGAAACAATTTTCAAATGATGAATTGCGCCATTACATTAAAACCGGTGAACTTCGCAATTTAACTACGGCTAACGGTGAAGATGGCGGCTATTCAGTCATTCCTCAATTAGACAAAGAGGTCATGAAACGCTTAACAGACGATAGCGTCATGCGCCAGCTTTGTAATGTAGTTCGCTTGCCTATCGGTGCGAAAGAATACAAAAAATTAGTATCTGCTGGTGGTGCAACCGTTGAACATGGTACAGAAGGCACAGCACGAAACGGCACAGCAACCCCGAAACTGCATGAAGTAACCATTGCTTTAAACTCTATCTATGCTTATCCAAAAACCACTCAAGAGATTTTGGACTTCTCAAGCATTGATGTTTTAGGTTGGCTCACTGATGAAATCACTGAGACCTTCACTGAAACAGAAGAAGTAGATTTAACCTCTGGTGATGGTAACAAAAAATCAAAAGGTTTATTGACATACGAACGCACAACTGAAAACGACAAAGTGCGCCAATTTGGCAAACTTCAAAAAATCGAAGTAGCAGGTGCGGCAAAAATTGAGGCAGATACTTTAATTGATGCGTTCTATACCCTTCACAGTAAATACCGCAAAAATGCCGTTTGGGTGATGTCATCAACCATTGCAGCAGCATTACAAAAACTCAAAAACAAAAATGGCGATTATATCTGGCGTGATGGTTTAACAACCGATGCACCCGCTACATTATTAGGCCGTCCAGTTTACTTCTTAGAAACAATGCCGACTGGTGGTGCAAATCAAGCCGTTATTGCCTTTGGTGATTTCAAACGTGGTTACTTCATTGTCGATCATGAAACAGGCGTGCGAACTCGACCAGACAACTTAACCGAGCCAGGATTTTATAAAGTCCACACCGATAAATATTTGGGTGGTGGCGTGGTAGATTCCAACGCAATTAAAGTGATTGAGACAACGGCATAAATCATAGAGGGGCGAAAGCCCCTTTTTTTGCTTAATAGGTGAAAAATGAAGAAAGAATTTGAAATCCGCTCTGCAACCATTGCTACCGATGAAGAGAATCAAAAGCTCGTTGGTTATGCGGTCAAATGGAACAGCCCTTCACAAGTGCTTTACTGTGATTTTGTAGAATCCTTTGCGCCTAAAGCATTCAGTGAAAGTTTAGCCAGTGGCGAAGATGTTCGCGCACTCTTTGAACACGACTACACCAAGTTACTCGGTCGCACCAGTGCGGGAACATTAAAACTAGAAGAAGATTCAATCGGCTTGCGTTTTGAATTAACGCCACCCAATACAACCATTGGGAAAGATTTATTAGTTAGCGTCTCGCGTGGTGATATTACAGGCATGTCCTTTGGATTTAGAGCCAGTCAAGAAGAATGGGATTTTGATGTAGAGCCTTGCCAACGAACCGTACAAAAAGCCGAACTCTTTGAAGTTACAGTAACAAGCATTCCCGCCTATCCTGAAAGTAGCGTAGAAATTGCTAAGCGTTCGATGGTTGCGGCCAAAGAAAAAACACAAGAACACTCTACCGCACTTTTGAAACAGTGGCTTGATGTGATGGAGGCTTAATATGTGGAATCCTTTTAGACGAAAAGAGCAACGCAGCGAACCAACCACAGTAGAAGAGCTTTTATCTTACATGGGCGTAAATAATACAGGCGCGGGCGAATTTGTCAGTCCACAAACTGCAGAATCGTTACCTGCCGTGATGAATGCCGTTACCGTCATTTCAGAGGCGGTCGCATCAATGCCTTGTTATCTATACGCACTAAAAGAAGATGGCCGAGAAAGAATCTATCGTCATCCTGTTGAATATCTTCTTAATGAAATGCCAAATCGCAGTCAAACACCGTATCAATTCAAAAATACGATGATGCGTCATTGTTTGCTAAATGGTAACGCTTATGCCGTGATTGAGTGGAATAACAAAGGCGAACCAATAAGCCTTACTCCCTATCAACCAAGTGCGGTAAATATCTTCCGTAAAGTAACGGGTGAATATATTTATCAAATCACAGACTTAAACGGGGTAATAAAAAACTATCTTCAAGATGAGATTTTGCATTTACGCCATAGTTCTATTGATGGATTTATGGGGCGTTCTCCGATAACAGTTTGTCGTGAAACGGTGGGATTAGGTTTAGCCCAACAACGCCATGGCGCAGCCATTATGAAAAACGGATTGATGGCAAGCGGGCTTATTTCAACGGCAGAATGGTTAGATGATGCAAAAGCACAGAAAGCCGTCAAAGCCCTAGAACGTTACAAGGGGGCAAAGAATGCGGGTAAAACGCCTATTCTTGAAGGCTCAATGGAATATAAACAACTAGGCATGACAAACCAAGATGCAGAATGGTTAGCCAGTCGCACGTTTACCATTTCCGATATAGCCCGAATCTACAATATTAGCCCGATTTTCTTACAAGACTACTCGAATAGTAGCTATTCGAATTTCAGTGAGGCAAGCCGAGCATTTCTTTCTCAAACCTTGCGCCCTTGGCTTACTAACTTTGAGCAACAACTCAAAGATGCTTTGATGATTGATTTAGGCAGCAACACCAATAAACGTTACTTAATCGAATTTGATACAAGCGACCTACTTCGCACCAGTCAAAGCGAACGTTTCAGTAGCTATGATGTAGCAATCAAAGCAGGTGTAATGTCTCCAAATGAAGTTCGCCGCCGTGAAGGTTTACCGCCTTATGAAGGTGGAGATGAATTTAGCCAGGCTTGGAAACAAACTGTAGAAGTTAAACGCGGTGATGAACAAGAACAGGGGGCAAGCAATGGCAGTGATGCTTAAGGCGGGGAAATATAACAAGGTCATCACCATTGAGGCGAGAAACTATCCCCGAGAGCGAGAAACCAATCTACACGGTGAACACAAAGCATTTTGGAAACATATCGCAACCGTCCGCGCCAGTGTAGAGCCATTGCAAGGGCGAGAGTATTTTAGTGGCCCGTTTCAAATGGGTGAAAACATCATCCGCATTCGCATTCGCTACATTGAGGGCATTACAAACAAAATGCGGATTAAATACGGTAAACGACTATTTGATATTTATTCGGTGATTGACAGTATGGAATCACACCGAGAATTGCAGTTAATGTGTAAAGAGGGCGAGGCTTATGGCGAATATTAATTTAACCCTAGATGACATCAAAGCGCATTTAAATCTTGATCATGATTTAGATGATGCGTTACTCGAAACCTATAAGGTCGCTACATTGGAAGTATGCCAAAAGCATATTGGTAAAACCTTTGGTGATGAAGAAACAGAAAATACCGTTCCGTTTACGCCATCAATTAAAGTCGGCTGCTTAATGTATATCGCCTACCTCTACACAAACCGTGAGGCTATAACAGACCTAGCCAATCTTAAACAAGCACCCATGACGATTTCCGCATTATGGGAAGTCTATAGAGAGCCTTGCGCTTACTAAGGGTGTAGCTATGCCATATCAACCATTAAGACGTTGTAGTTATCCTGGATGTAGAAATAAAGTGAAGTCGGGCAGATGTGAAGAGCATAAGCCAAAGGACAACCGCCCAAACAGCAGCGCACGAGGTTATGATCACAAGTGGAGTAAATACCGAGCACAATACTTAAAGCATCACCCTCTTTGCGTGATGTGCTTAGAGAAAGGTATCTACACGCCCGCTACAGTGATAGACCATATCAAGCCTGTAGAGAATGGACAAGCTGACCCGCTATTTTGGGTTGAATCTAACCATCAATCTTTATGCCGTGATTGCCATAGCTATAAAACACGAGTGATAGACCAACGCGGATTTGGTGCGAAGAAGTAAACCGTTTTGATATCGAAACAATTAAAGCATGTCCATATGTACACAGTTGAGGCGTTTCGATATCGCAACACCTGAATGATGGTGATATATCCACAGTTGAGTTGTGGTCATATGGTAACAACTGAGCTATGGTGCTAAGAAATAGAGCAGCCCTCAAAATTGAGGAGAGGTCGTTATAACCTCAACTGTTGCATATGGTAAGCGAAAAAATTCGCCTACCAGCCGACGCAAAATTGCGTTGGTTAAATTTGATTTATATCAAACTTTTACGGGTAGGGGGAGTTTTTAAAAGAAAGTGGCAAGCCTAAAGAACCGCCCGCCCCCTTTAATTTTTATGCAAGGTAATTTTTTTGAAAATAAGGAAACACAATGACAGCCAAAAAGAAGAATTTACACACCCCGCCAAGTTTTTTAGATCCGATTGCTAAATCAGTATGGAAAGAGCGCATCCCTCAACTTCTTGAACGTGGCGATATTCAAGATGCCGATTTAATTCACTTTGAGTTATATTGCGTGAACTATTCTCTTTTCCGTGCAGCCGTTGAAGATATTCACAAAAACGGCTTTTCAATCGTCAATAGCCAAGGCACGCAATCAAGAAACCCCGCATTATCCGCGAAAGCTGATGCAGAAAAAGTTATGGTGAAAATGTCCTCACTGTTAGGCTTTGATCCAGTTAGCCGTAGAAAAAATCCTGTTGAAGTTGATTCAACCGATATGATTGATGAAATCCTCACAATGTAGGCTAAATATGGCAATCTGGCACGAATACGCAGAGAAAATTCAATCTGGTGAAATAGTGGCTTGTAAGAAGATAAAGCAAGCCATAGCGCGTTATTTTAACGATTTAAACAACCCCGATTATTTCTTTGATCAAAGTGCGGTAGAAAAATTTATCGCTTTCTCGAAACTATGCCCACACGTTAAAGGACACTTGCGCGGTGAGCCGATTATTCTTTCAGATTGGCAAGTTTTTCTCTTTGCTAACATTCTCGGCTTTAAACGAAAAGATACAGGATTAAGAAAATATCGCTCTGCTTACGTTCAAGTAGCAAGAAAAAACGCCAAATCAACGGTAGCAGCCGTTTTAGCCAATTGGTTTTTGGTGATGGAAGGCGGCCAGCAAGATATATACACGGCAGCCGTGAGCCGAGACCAAGCCCGAATCGTTTTTGATGATGCGCGTCAAATGTGCTTACTTTCGCCTTTACTGAAAAAACGGCTCAATATTCAACAGCACAAACTCATCAACCCTAAGAATAACAGTATCATGCGCCCATTGGCCGCTAAATCCTCAACCATTGAAGGCACAAACCCTAGTTTAGCGATTGTGGATGAATATCACCTACACACAGATAACAGCGTCTATAGCGCGTTAGAGCTAGGACAAGGCGCACGCCCAGAAGGTTTACTCTTTGCTATTACAACGGCTGGCAGTAACGTGATTTCGGCTTGTAAACAGCATTATGATTATTGCGCTCAAATCCTTGAAGGGAATGAGCAGAACGACAGCTTATTCGTATTGATTTTTGAACTAGACGAAGAAAACGAAATCGACAAGCAAGAGAACTGGATAAAAGCCAATCCCAATATTGGTAAATCCATTCCCTACCTTGATTTTGAGAACACAATCAAGAAAGCAAGAGGGATTCCTTCCGAATGGGTGGAAATGCTTACCAAGCGATTTAATGTATGGTGCCAAGGCACAACCCCATGGCTAGGCGAAGGAAACTGGGCGCAATGCGAACGGCAGTACACCGAAAGCGATTTACTTCACCAAGATTGCTATTTAGGACTGGATTTATCTAGCACCAATGACTTAACCAGTCTTTGCTATACCTTTCCGCAAGGGAAGAAAGTGCGGTTGGTTACTCGGCATTATATCCCCGAATTTCAACTTAATAACGTGGCAAATAAAAACCGTGCAATGTATCGAAACTGGGTGCGTAGTGGCTGGCTGATTGCAACAGAGGGCGACTGTATTGATTACGACAAAATCAGAGATGATATTTTAAAAGATGCACAACGTTTCAATATTAAGATGATTGGCTTTGACGTATGGAATGCAACCCATTTACGCACACAATTACAAACTGCTGGGCTTGAGGTTGAACCATTCCCGCAAACCTATCAACGATTTAGCCCAGTGGCGAAAAGTGCAGAAGTGCTAATCAATAGACAGATGATAGAACATCATGGCGATCCAGTGCTTACCTGGGCGCTATCCAATGTGGTGATGGAAACCGATGCCAACGCCAACATTAAACCAAACAAGAAGAAAGCCGCAAACAAAATCGACCCAGCCGTAGCGTTCCTAATGTCTTTCGGCACTTATCAACTTGAATATGGTGATTTGATTTTCGAGCTTTCAGATGAACACAAACACGCATTAGAACAATTTAATGGTATTGATTTATAACTACAGAGGGAAACTATGGCAGTTCAAATAAAAGGCTTAAAAGAACTTGAGCAAAACTTAAAAAAACTAAATAAGGATATAAACAAAGTCGCTGCAAAAGCAATTAGAAAAGGACTAAATAGCGCGGCCAAGTCGGTTGAAAAAACAATCAAGCCGAATGTTCCAACATTGAAAAGTAGCACTAATTTCCGACAAAAAGGAACAATTAAAAACAACGTTCGACATAAAACAAGAGTAGCTAAAGATGGCTTAAGTGGTATCACTGCAATTCGAGTTATGCGAACAAACGGCCGTAGAATGGCGAAAATTGGGGAAAATACAAAAGATAAATCAGATCCGTTTTACTGGTGGATGGTTGAATATGGCACAGTAAAAATGAAAGGTCGCCATTATATGGAAAAAGGTTTTAAATCTGGTGAGGCACAGGCTCTAAGAATCGCAAAAGAAGTTGCAGAAGAAGAATTAAAAAAAGCGTTCAAATAATAGAAAAGCCCGACATTTCACAATGTTGGGCTATTTTGTCTAAAAACTTACATGCAGGACGATGATTAGGCATTCCACTCCTTAAAGTTTGCGGCAAACTTCCGAAAAAGTAAGCCGCTCACGTTTAGAAGACTTTGAAAATATTTCTAAATTCAAAGCGAGACTATTATAAAACTTTTCTGATGAACAAAAAATAGCCGTAGCTTAACGGATCTAAACTTTGATAAAATATTTTTATGAAAAGCTTAACGGATAACGGCTTATGTTTGATGGGTTACTAATAATATTTTTAGTTTTCTTGTGTTTTCTTATGATTGCAGCGTTAGGGGTTTATTCAGTCCCTATATTTATCGCTTTTATTGTATGGTTTTGGTGGATTGAAAAAAAAGCGACCAAAAAGGCAGAAGAAAAAATGATAATGGAGAAAACCCTTGAGCAAATGGAAGATGAATTTAGGAAAAAACAAGAGGAAAATAAACCGTTCATTAGCGGAACAATAACGCATATTGGAAATGACGGAAAAGAAACTCAATTAGGCAATATCACTATCAATTTAAAGGAATAATTAATTAAATAAAGCGCATCTAGGCTGATCCCCGAAAGCAAGAAACCTTATCTTGTTGATGCGCTCCTACCAATAAGGATGAATGCGAAAGGGGCGTTTTATGTTAGATCTATCTTCTATTCAAGACGACTATTTGAAAGAATATTTATCACTCGAACATTTAAGAGCTTTCATTTACAAATCAAAATTAGATAAGGGCAAAACGAAAAGAATTAATGAAGATAATTTCAATGAGGTAACTTGCGCCCAAGATGCTTTAGCTTTATTTAAAAGAGAAGAAAGCAGAAATAATATTCCTAAATGCTATTTATTGCATCCAATAACTAAAGCGTTAAATAAAGTCGAATACTCTCATTTAATATCTTATTTGGAATATTTAGTTTATATACAGATTGACACAACTTCTTTCAGATATAACCCTGATGCTATGGCTGCATACGAGAATTTCTGTGAAAATGGAAGTATAAAATTTAACAATGAAGAGTTCTACTTTCGCAGAGATGAGATAGAAAATATGATAGGAGCAAAAATCCCTCACATAGAAAAGCTATCTGATGTGGAAAATGTCAAATTGGCATCATTACAAGATAAAACCGCAGATTTAGATAAATCTTCTGATAGAACGTTATTTGAGTATGATGCGGATTTGCCAGAAGGAATGAACGAAGAGAAGTTGGCGTATTTTATTGAATTAATTATAGACCCAATGTTACTTGATAATGGAAAAATGCCAAGTTATAGCAAACTGTATTCATCGCTTGATATTAGACACAGAGGAAAAAAGAAACTACCATCAAAAAACACTATTAAAAAATACTTAAACCAATAAAAATAGCCAGCTAATGCTGGCTTTTTTAGCCTTTAAGCATGTTCAAAAAATAGTCAAATAAGTTCATTTGTTCATTTCTCTAATTCATTTGTTCAGAGTTCTGATACGCCTAAAAAAATACTGATAATCCCCTTCGTAACGTTACGCAACCAATCGAGTTATTAGATAGCTCAATGTCATTAATCAACAATTATAGAGGTTACGAGATGAACGAAGCTCAAAAATTAAATCTGAAATTAAACCCACAACAAAAACTAATCTCTGGTGAAATCGCCTGCCATATTGTTGGCTTTGGTCGCACCAAGCTCAACTTGCTTGTAAAAGCCAAGAAATTCCCTCAACCAATCCGCTTTTCACAAAACTTTGTCCACTGGGATTTAGATGAAGTGAATCAATGGATTGAAGAACAGAAGGCTGCACGTGCTTAA